AGTGTATCTGTCATTTTACTCTGTTATTTCGTTTATTTCGTCTACTTGATCTTCTAATTCACCAATTTCTTCAACTTCTGCTTCTTGAGATGTTACTACTTCTCTTTCACCTAATTCACCTTCATATAATGGATCTTTTTGTATTACACCTACTGATATTTTGTCTGTGTATTTTATTGACAATAAATATTCTATTACGCCAAGAATGTTTTGTTGATATGGTGTTATTATTGTGTTTAAAAATAATCTATATGCTGTATTTAATTCATCAGCATTATTACCTAATCCTGTATTTTCTTTAATACCTAATAAAGCAGGAGATGTAATCCTATGAGCAGTTAATATTTTTTGAACTGTCATATCATTAATAGTTGTATAATAAGTATCTGCACCATTTTGAGGAATAGGCGTAATTGTAGGGGCGACATCTGGTGCTGGAACATCCATGTAGATTAAATTACCAGCATTGTTAGTGCCCGCATACTGTTCTCTTAACATTCTTTCTATTGCTTCACGCTCATCATCTGTAGCATTAGTATATGTAGTAATTGCAAGCGAAGGTGTTAGTCCATTAGTTATATTATTAATGTGGAAATTGTCAATCTCTTGATCTAGATCAATTACTTTTGTTGCACCAACATAGTCTGGTAAAGGATAATATTCCTTTCCTGGTGAGTAAGGTTGATGGACATATATTTGTCTACCTTCAAACTTTTTATTCCTAGGATCGAATATAGGTAAGTAAGGTACATCATTTAAATTAATTCTAGTGCTATATTGAAAGTTCTTTTTCCAATCATTTGATATAAAATAACCTGGACAATTGCCCCTATTATCTTTCTTTTTTGCTCTAATATATGAGAAATCTATATGGTATACTTCAGCTATTGTAGTTTTATCTCTACTCCAAATAACTTCTAAAGCAAATCCACCAAATAATTTATAATCTAAAGCAATTTTATTATAAATCTCTGTCCATGATTCTCCCATGCGATTTGCTCTTGCTAATATTTCTTCATCTTCAGTTATTAATCCTTCACCTCTTACTCCTTCTACTACTGCATTTACACACGCTGCGTGTGTTGATGAATGGTTATATAAACCAATTAAATAATCTGGGAATTGATTATCTTCTCCATATCGAATAAATTGTTTATCCTTTTTTTCACTACTCATTTTTTTAGAATAGGAATCCCTTTTAATATTTGAAAAATTTACTTTACCCATTGTATACTGCGTAATATGCTAATTCGTTAGCTGTGTTATATTTGTATTGTTCTTGATAGTCACTTCCTGTGACAAATACTCTTTCGGTAGCTAATAATTCACCCGCTGATTCAGCTGAACTATATTCATCCCATTGTTGTTGAATAGTGTTCCATATATCAGTTGCTGTTGCCCAAGTAATTGCACTACCTGTTACTCTATTATAAATATTAGCTTCATAATGTCCACTATTTGTTGGAACATCACTACCACTAATATTAAATAAAATCCAACCATTATTCTCGGTTGCATTTGTATTATTTTGTACTACATATACTGTTGGACTACTTTCATTTCCTGCAAATGAGGATGTTAATGTAAATAGTAATTCGCTACCTGTATAATATTGGTTAGCCCAAAATGCTTTATTATCTATACTCCCAGTATCGTATTGTAGTTGTATCATTCTTTTTTTTATTTAAAAAAGGGTTATTGCTTTCACAACAACCCTTATTAAAATGTTAATTATGAAACAGTTATACCTGTCATAATTGCGCTTAGATCACTTCCTGAACATTCGTTAGCAGGATAAGGTTCCTGTCCTCCAAATGTTAAAGTGTATCCATTCATATCACCAAAAGCTGTTCCAGTTGCTCCTGAACCACCAGTCATTGTCATCCCGTTATATTGACCAGCTAGGAAGAATTTTCCTACTGAATCATCATTTCCGTTATTAGTTTCTACAATAATCTTTAAGTCTGGGTTTTGCGCTAAAACTTTAACTTGATTTCTTGTAGCTGACTGCATTTTGTGGAATGGTGCATTAATTGCTTGGTCATAAAATACAGTACCATTAGCATCCGAAGGAGTAATAGTTTCTGTAAAATCACCTGTTTGTTTAGTTAATTCAAATTTGAAGAATTCTCCTGAACCTGAAATATCTGTTAACAAACCATTAGTTGCACCTGTGGTTCCTGCAATTGAACCAGATAGTATATAAATGTTTTTTACACCACCGACGTTATCTCTACAGTCGAGTGTAAATCCTGATGTTATTTCACATGCCATAATTTTTATCTGGTTTTAATTGGTTATACTTATGCTAAATCGTTTGATACGAAATATTCTGGGTGTCCAATTTGAACTCCTAGTTTATTTCTTAATCTATATTTCAGTGTATCTGAATTGATATCAAACCAAAGTTGATAATTTGTTGTATCTGATACTAGATCAGTTCCAACAACCATATCACTTGCAGGTCCAATAATTACTCTTTCACTTCCTCTTAATCCGTAGTTACCAACGATTTTTACGTTAGGGTAACCTGGTAGTGGCACTTCATAGAAACCACCTCTTCTTTCTACAGTTGTAGGATCAAAGTGGAATAAGTTTTGAGTAGTTAATCCGTTGATTACTCTTTGGAATACTCTAGTTCCACACCATACAGTTAAGTCACTATCTAATACGTTTGCATCTACTTGTCCTAACATTGAAGTTATTTGGTCATATGCAGTAGATCCTGTAATTGCAGTAGCACCAGTACCTGTAGCAACAACAACACCTGTAGTTGAACCACTAATAAGTGCTTTAAATCCATCTGCATTTGGTGTTACAGTTGAGTTAGCGAATTGTGATCCACTTACTGCGTTCCAAAGGAATTCATCATTAGATTGTTGTGCTTTTTGAACTAACTCAGTAGTTAGATCATTAAGAATAGTCATTGTTTCTTCATAAGAACCTGCTGGTAACGCAGAAACACCTAAGTATTTGTCTGTTAAGTCTTGTAGGTTCCATGAATCATAAGCAGTTCTTTTAGTAACTGTTATGTTTCTTTGTGTGAATTCTGCTGATCCAGATGCTGTAGTTACGGCATTACCTCCTTGGAAGTAAGGATCTACTGAGATAAGGTTAAGTGGCTCTTGGAATTTGATTCCTTCTTGAACCTGTACATACTCAGTAGTATTACCTTTGTATACTGTATCTAGTACAATCTTTCCAGCAGTTTCGTTGTTAAAATCATTTAACGCTGATACATTTAAGCTCATAATTTAAATTATTTTTTGGTTATTGTATTTAATTTTTCTAACATATTGAAGTATCTTCTTTCATTAAGTGGTGATTCTTCATTGTTAGTTTTTGCTTTTGAAAAGTTTGATGCTACTACTGATTCTTCAGCTGGTTCAGATGAAAAGGCAGACATTTTTTCTTTAATGTCCATCATTTCTTCTTCTACTTTAGCCATTTTATCTTCGTATATCTTCATCTTTTCTTCTACCACTTCACCGATTACCTCGATGATGTCTTCTAAAGAAGCCATTTCAGCCTCTTCTTTTTCGTCCTCAAATTTTTCTTCTGTAGCTTCTTTAGCTTTGTCTTTAGATTCAACTTCTTCAGATGACATTTCTTCTGTCACTGAATTCATTTCTTCTTCTTCCTCAGCTAATCCTTCACTACCTTCACCTGCCTCATCTGGTCTTTTCATTCCAGTAATGATGCTTTCTGCATCTAAAGTAATTGACATACCACTTTTAGTAATATGGTCTCCTTCAGGTGCTGGCTTTTTTTCACCATCGACTTCAACAAATACTTTGTCTCCAACAGCGAACTCGCTGCCTTTGTCATTAGTAATTTTTGTTCCGTCTTCTAGTGTAGCGGTAGCAAATTTTTCATCTACTATAGATTCTTGTTGAGGTTCAACTAAGCCAAATGTTTGCTTAGCTAATTCTCTTAATTCATCTTTAGTCATGATTTGTTTTTTTTTAAAGATTAATGTTATAAATGGTATAGAACCATTCTCAAATAAATACAATATATCCTAGTCCCTCAACATTACTTCTTTTTTTTATCGTCTTCCCTCTCATCGTCATATTTATGAACGTCCAAAAAATTGGGACGAAAATAAAATAAATTAAAATATTATGGATAAATTAGAAAGAAAAAAATATAATTACGAATACTATAGAAAAAATA